CGAAATACAAACCTCGTGACTATCAGGTTGAGGGTGTGTTTGATGCATTGCAAAAGAATAGAAGATTGTTGATATCACCTACAGGGTCAGGTAAGTCCCTCATGATATACGCTATTACAAGATACCATACAGAATACAAGAGGTCAACACTTATTATTGTACCCACTACATCACTGGTAGAACAGATGTACAAAGACTTTATTGACTACAGTTGGGATGCAGACACATACTGTCATAAAATATATGCAGGTAAGGATTTACTTAGTGAGAAACAAGTTATAATCTCGACTTGGCAATCGATATACAAACTACCTAAAACATGGTTCAACAGGTTTGATGTGGTGATAGGTGATGAGGCACACCAGTTCAAGTCTAAATCATTAGTAAGTATCATGACTAAACTCTATGACACAAAATACAGGTATGGTTTCACAGGTACGCTTGATGGCACACAGACTCATAAGTGGGTACTTGAAGGTTTGTTCGGACCCTCTTATAAAATCATCAACACTAAGGAGTTACAGGAGAAAGGTTATCTAGCAAAACTCAACATCAAGGTGCTACTACTCAAGCATGACCCTACCACATTTGATACCTATCAGGATGAAATAGAGTATCTTATAGGTCATGAAAAAAGAAATAAGTTTATTAGAAACCTAGCGTGGGACTTGAAAGGCAACACATTGATACTCTATAGTAGGGTTGCCACCCATGGTGAGGTCTTGTACGATCTAATAAATAAAGTTGAGCGTAAGATATTCTTTGTTCACGGTGGAGTAGACGTTGAGGAGAGAGAATCAGTAAGAAGAATTACTGAAGAAGAGGACAATGCTATCATCATTGCATCCTTTGGCACATTCTCTACAGGCATCAACATCAAGAATCTACACAATGTTATCTTTGCATCTCCTAGTAAATCTAGGATTAGAACACTACAATCTATAGGTAGAGTTCTAAGAAAGAGTAAAGATAAAATCAATGCAACCCTATACGACATAGCAGATGATTGTAAGAAGGGATCAAAGCAAAACTATACTTTGAATCACCTTATTGAACGAATCAAATACTACAACGAGGAGAAGTTTAGTTATGAAATTATTCAGATCAAAATCTGAAAACAACAAAGAACCGTACGATGAGTTTGTTGCAACGGTAAAACTCGTCAGTGGAGAAGAAATTCTAACTAAAGTTATTGTAGATTACTCATCAGAAGAAGAACAAATAATTATTGATAATCCTGTCATATGTCAAGAGGTTCGCACCGCAGGTGCGAATATACCCATGGGGTATAAGTTTGAACCTTGGATAAAAATGTCAGAAGAAGATGTATTCGTATTGAATCTTGATAAGATTATTACTTTATCTGAGATCAAGGACGATCTAGTAATCAAAACCTATAATAATATAATTGAGGGTGGGTTCAAGCGTCAGCATCCTGATCTTGATAGAAGTATGGGATATGTAAACAACGTAGACAGTGCAAGAAAGATTATAGAAAAATTATATAAAGCGAAAGATGCTTCTAAAGAACCTAATAAAGACTTATAGCTTCCCGTTTGAACAGCGACACTGTTAGTGTAACGGTATTTGCCAACGTTGTCAAGTCATGCTATAATTTCTGTATACAAAACAACATAAATGGCAAGAAAAAGATCTGAGCATTATGTAAACAATAAAGAGTTTCTATACGCTATTGTTGCATATAAACAGGATATCAAGGACGCACAGGAGGCAGGGTTACCTAAACCTGTTATACCCCGTTACATCGGTGAATGCTTTCTAAAGATTGCTACACACCTGTCATACAAACCAAACTTTGTGAACTATATGTTCAAAGATGATATGGTTTGTGATGGTATAGAGAACTGTGTACAATACATCAACAACTTCAATCCTGAGAAGTCTACCAATCCTTTTGCATACTTTACTCAGATCATACACTATGCTTTTCTACGTAGGATACAGAAAGAAAAGAAACAACTAGAAATAAGACAAAAAATTATAGAGAGATCTGGGTTTGACGAAGTTTTCGTCGCAGACGAAAGTGGTAAGACATCTGAATACAATCAGATCAAGGATGCCATACAGTATAGAAATAATAATCGATGAAGGTTGCTATAATAACTGATCAACACTTTGGATTCAAGAAAGGATCAAAGTTATATCACGACTATTTCCTAAAGTTTTATGAGGAAACTTTCTTTCCAACACTTGAAAGAGAAGGCATCACAACTATTCTCGACCTTGGTGACACTTTTGACAATCGTAAAGGTATTGATTCATATTCACTGGATTGGGCGAAGAAACATTATTTCGATCCTATCCGTGTACGTGGCATTGATGTGGTTAGTATTGTCGGAAATCATACTGCTTACTACAAAAACACTAACGAACTCAATACTATCGACTTATTATTACGAGAGTATTCTAATATTACCGTGGTTTCTGAGTGCCAAGAACTGAAGGTAGGAAACTTAGATGTACTTTTCATACCTTGGATCAACATCGAAAACGAGGTTGAGACATATAAAAAGATAAAGGAGAGTAAGTGTAAAGTTGCGATGGGTCACTTGGAACTCAACGGATTCACCGCTACTCAAGGACATCTCATGGAGCATGGTGCTGACTTTGAGATATACAACAAATTCAAACAAGTTTTTAGTGGGCATTTTCACACTCGTAGTAATAATGGTACGATTTATTACCTAGGTAATCCGTACGAAATGTTTTGGAATGATGTAAATGACAAGAGAGGATTTCATATCTATGATACTGAAACACTGAAACTCAAGACAGTCAACAATCCATTCCAATTATATAAGGTAATCAACTATAGTGACACCCCTAGACAACTAACAAATTTTACAGAGTACACTGATAAAATTGTCAAGGTTGTGGTAAGACAGAAAAGTAATGAGAAAGAATTCAATAGGTTTATGCAATCATTAGACAAAGCAAGACCAGTTGATGTGAAGGTAGTTGAGAGAACAGATCATTTGGTGTATGATGGAGAGATTGTAGAACAGACTGAAGACACTATGACACTTCTTACAAAGTATGTCGATGATCTTGAAACTGATTTGGATAGAGTTAGAATAAAGAAGGTCATAAGCGAGGTATATACGGAGGCACTGGAGTGCATATTATAACTGTCAAAGGCATGAGTCAAGAGGGTGCTTATGCTGTAGTAAATGAGTATGGTGAGAAGGTAGTCTTTATGTTTGAAGAGAAAGATGATGCTGATAGGTACAAAGAACAACTTGAAGCACAAGGAGATCCTGAGATGACAGTGATTACGATAAAGGATAATGTAGCAATTAGTGCTTGCGAAAGAACTGGAACAAGATATACTATTATTAGTAAAGATGATTTAGTTATTCCACCACCAAAAAATGATAGAATTTAAGCAGATCAAATACAAAAATTTTCTATCATCAGGAAATTATTTTACTACTATACCTCTCAATGAACATAAAGATACATTGATTGTAGGTAACAATGGTTCGGGTAAGAGCACCCTGCTTGATGCTTTGACTTTCTCTTTGTTCGGTAAACCGTTCAGAAGAATAACAAAGAGTCAACTTATAAACAGTGTGAATGAGAGAGATGCTAAAGTCGAAATAGAATTTTCTATATCCGACGTAGACTATCAGGTTGTACGTGGTATCAAACCTAATGTATTTGAAATATACAAGAACGGACAAAAACTCAATGAAGACTCCTCCGCAAACGATCAACAAAAGTATTTGGAAGGACAAGTACTCAAACTAAACTACAAATCTTTCACTCAAATTGTTATACTTGGCAGTGCTTCCTTCGTTCCGTTTATGCAACTTAGTGCTCCACATCGTAGAGAGGTCATAGAAGACCTACTAGACATCAAAGTGTTCTCTAGTATGTCAGACATACTCAAAGACAAACTGAAGGTGTGTCGTGATCGCATCAAGGTGTTGGAGTTGAAGAAAGAATCTATCGCAGATAAAATAGTAATGCAGAAACGATTCATCAAACAAATAGAGGAGGAGGGTGAGAATGACATCAACAAGAAGAGACAGAAGATTGCTGATTGTGACGAAAAATTTACCGACTATCAAGAACGTGTTGAGGAACTTATCACTGGTGTCAGTGAAAAAGAAAAAGCAATGGCAGAGTATATTGGATCAGGTGATACTGTAAAGAAATTAGAAAGATTTAGAGACAAGGTAAATTTCAAAAGACAGGATGCTAGTGGTGAACTAGGGTTCTGGACTAACAATACTACATGTCCCAAGTGTACACAGTCTATAGAAGAATCATTTCGCCTAGATAAGATTGGCAAACTCAAAGAAGACATCGACAAATACAGGTCGAACGTGTTGGAACTTGAAGAAGCAGTCAACGCTGAAGAGCAGAGATATGCTAAGTTCCTAGGTTTTCAGAACGAGATTACTAAACTCAACAATGAGATTTCTCAACACAACATTCACTTATCTACAACAACAAAATACAAAAAGGATCTTGAAAAAGAAATTCAAAGCATTACCGACAAACTTGAAAATCGAACTGTTGAAAACGACAAGTTAGAAGAATATAAAACTAGACTCAAAGACATACTATCTGAACTCACAGAACTAAAAGAGGATTATGAATACTTAGATCAGTCTAAGTTATTGATGAATGATGATGGTGTCAAGAAGAGCATTATAAGAAAGTATCTACCACTCATCAATCGTCAGGTCAATGACTATCTACAGAGAATGGACTTCTACATCAACTTCACACTTGATGAGGAGTTCAGTGAGAGTATTCAGACACCTATGCATGAGAGATTCTCCTATGCATCATTCTCTGAGGGTGAGAAGATGAGGATAGACCTTGCACTCTTGTTTACATGGAGAGATATAGCAAGGATGAAGAATAGTGTGGTTACCAACCTGTTGATAATGGATGAGGTATTTGATTCTTCCCTTGATGGGTTCGGTACAGATGAGTTTCTCAAGATTGTACGGTTTGTACTACAGGATGCTAACGTATTCATCATCAGTCATAAGAACGAACTATATGATAAGTTCCACCACTCACTAGAGTTTGAGAAAGTCAAAGGTTTCAGCAAATTAAAACCTTGACATAATCCCAAAGAAATTGTATACTAAATAAACTTACAAAGGGATCGAAAGATCGTGCCCCTGCGTACCACTACTCCATGTCGGGAGTAGTGTCATCCGCAGGGTAATAGTATTCTGCGAGAGACATAAGATTCAAATGATTAAATCAACAATTGCAGCACTTGCTGCTTCACCACTACTATTCTCAGGGGCTGCTTTTGCTGGTCCTTATGTGAACGTGGAAATGAACCAAGCATACACAGGAACAGACTACACTTCAACAACCACAGATTTAGCAATCGGTTGGGAAGGAGAGAACTGGTTCGTACAGGGAGGACCTGTCGTATCTTCTGCTGATGGTGGCGAGTCAACAACTGACTTCTTAGGTAAAGTCGGTGGTAACGTAGCATTCAACGAGAAGGTTGGTGTATATGGTGAGTTATCAGTTCAAACAAAAGAGACTACAGATAACGCATACGGTGTGAAGTTAGGAACAAAGTATACATTCTAATAACTGTATAGTATAATGAGGGGGTCTAACGACCCCCTTTTTTTATGCATAAACTTGTAGTCCCAATGTTATTAGGTTGTATCGTCCTTATAGAAGGGGTACATATGACTGCACATGTCATGAAGAATAACGTGCATGGGTGGGTACAACAACATTGTAATAAATAGTAATACTTCTTTACAAAAGTATGTCAGATATTGCTAACATGGTCTTGATGGTTTTGATGATCATTTTCCTTACTACGGTACCTGCTGCCATAGTGATATCCTTGTATCTCAAGTTCACAACACCGATTGATAAGAGTAAGTAATAATTAGTATAAGCATTACA